ATGACAGCGGTAGCCGCAAGCAGATTTTCATGCAAGCGGGGGCGTCCACAACTAAAACTCATATTCGCTATCGCAGTTCACCCGGTGGCGTCTGGGGACCTTTCCAGTCTTATTACAGCACCGAGAACAAACCTACGGCGGCAGAGGTTGGTGCGCTGACAGATGCGCAAGCGGTGCAGAAGTATGCGCTGCGCTCCATCAAGGTGAACGGCAAGTCTATTTCCGCCGATGTTAACCTGCAGGCCGGGGACGTGAACGCCTGGAACAAAACAGAGGCAGATGCTCGTTATCTGAAATTGTCAGGCGGGACAGTCAAAAACCTGACGGTAAAAACCGGTTCTACCGGCACGGAAAATACGGCCCTGCTGATTGATGGCGTTGAGCACACGCCTTTAGTATTAAAGCGCAGCAGCGCCACCGCCAATTTGTCGATCGGTTTTCAGCTCGCCGGCAATGCGCCGCTGTATCGGCTCGGTATTAATGACAAAAATAATCTGTCCTGGGGCACTGATGCCAACCAGGCCAGCAATGCCACGATTTACCACACCAAAAACAAGCCTACGGCGGCGGATGTAGGCGCGCTGACGGACGCACAAGCGGTGCAGAAGTATGCACTTCGTTCTATCAAGGTGAACGGCAAACCCATTTCAGCCGATGTTAACCTGCAAGCAGGGGATGTGAACGCCTGGAACAAGACCGAAGCGGATAACCGTTACCTGTTAAAGACCGGCGGGATCGTCACGGGGAAAACCCGCTTTGCTGCCGGAGTTAACTTCGGTAATGAAAACACCTCGGTTGAGGGCGGCAGCGATGCGGCTGGATACACTTCCAATAACCTGATGCTGAAAAGCTGGTACGGCATTGGTTTCTTCAATACCTGCACCACGTCGGGTTTGAAAGGCGTGACAGGTTATATCAACACCCGCAGCGGTGACCTACAGATGAAAGGCCGAGTGATGGCCGATACTCAGGTCATTGAGGCCGGTAAGCGGGTGTATTCCCCCAATAACAAACCGACGGCGGCGGATGTAGGGGCGTTGACCGATGCACAAGCAACGCAGAAATATGCACTTCGCTCTATCAAGGTGAACGGCAAGCCACTTTCTGGTGATGTGAACCTGGTGGCCGGTGATATCAATGCCTACACCAAAACCGAAGCAGATGGCCGCTATCTGATGAAGAGTGGCGGCCAACTGACCGGCACGTTAAAGACCAGCGCAGAAATCCAATCGACCACCTCAGATAACTACCGATTGGTGGGCGGCGATTACGGGACATTCTGGCGCAATGATGGCAACAGTCTGTATTTGTTGATGACCAATGCCAAAGCTCCTTACGGTTCCTATAACGGGTTACGTCCTTTCTCTGTCAACGTAAAAAATGGCGACGTGGTTTTAGGGCATAACGCCATTGTGAGTGGCAACCTCAAGGTTGGGCAGGCCACCCATAGCGCTGATGGCAACATTATGGGCAGTCGCTGGGGCAATAAATGGTTATGGGACGCGATTGTAGAGCAGGTTAATGGCCGAGTTGACTGGGGATCTTTTAACAACCGCTCGCATGTGGCGGGTAACCGCCAGGCATGGTGGTACAAAGACGAACTGACCGGCTTTATTTTCCAAGGCGGCGTGGTCAACCGGGGCGAAGGCTATCTGACTTGGGTGGGTTTTCCGCGTGGCTACACACAGGACTGTTTCGGCGTCCAACTCACACTGGCTGGGCATTGGGGAGATTCAAACATGAATATGGAAGCACAAAGCCTGTCGGCAGGCGGGTTTAATGCAGCGCTGGGGGATAACGAACGCGTGGTCTTCTGGTGGGCAGTGGGGGTATAAGATGAGTTACGGATACAGTGCAACCACCAATATTCTCTATGTATTGGAAGATAAACCGGCCTATGACGCCAACGGCAATTGGCCGGAGGATGTAAAACCCATTACTGATGCAGAGTGGACGACGTATTGCGCACAAGGGCCAGAAGGGAAAATGCGGGGTGCTGATAGCCAGGGTTTACCCTGCTGGGTCGATATCCCGCCGCCGTCAAAAGCGCAGGCGGTGGAGGCCGCCAAGATAGATAAATCGCAACGGCTGGCACTGGCGACAAAGAAGATCGCCCCGTTGCAGGATGCGCAAGAGCTGGGGATAGCGGCAGCAGATGAGCAAGCGCAGCTACTGGACTGGAAGCGTTACCGGGTGCTGATTAACCGGGTAGATGTAGAAAATGCACCGGATATTGATTGGCCACCGGTGCCGGAGGCTTAAAAAATGGCCCGCTGCAATGCGGGCCGTGTTCTCTCCAAGTTTTCCCTGGTGCCGCCGGAGAGAGACTCCACCCTATCCCACTCGGTTAAAACCCGTCCAATCGATTCGGTAGATCAATACGATGATATTGATCGGCTAAATCGATCAGCTGTTGAATTGTTGTACAGGTGATAGCACATCCCCTATTGAGTGAACACATTGGGCATGAAGCTCATAATGGTTGCAAGACGTCGAGCACGTCGAGTTACCGGTTACATACTCATAATTAAAAGGAATAAAAAATGAATTTCATCAAATATGTGCTTTGCGCTCCAAACGATGATAATGACACAATGACAGTCACTGGCAGTGGTGGTTTTGGTGATACAACTCATGGTGGGGCAGATAATGGAAGAGATGGCAGTTCATCAAGTATCAATCGAAGTGAAAAAATGAATGATGCTGAATTTAATGCGGTTTACGCAAAGCTTCTCGAAAATGAAAGCAAAGTCCCTTACATGTATCTTGATAGCAAGGGTAATGTTACTATAGGTGTCGGAATTAAGTTGCCTTCTGTTGCAGCGGCACAAAAAATGGGTTTTTTAAAAACTGATGGGAAACGGGCAACGGCGTCAGAAATCAAGGCAGAGTTCGATCGTGTTAAGTCGGTCGGTAAAGGAAAGATTGCTTCCGCTTATAAGTCATCAGGTTCATTGACACTGAGTGAGGCTGAAATTAAATCTTCATTCCGTGCCTATGTTGATAATGACCGCAAGTCTCTACGCGATCGATACCCAAGTTTTTATGATTTTAGTCTGAAGATCCAAGTGGCCTTGCACGATATGATTTATCAATTAGGTGTTGCAGGTCTTGGGAAATTCACTAACTTTAATACAGCTGTCAATAAAAAAGACTGGACTAAAGCTGCCATTGAATCTAAACGTCCGGATGCAAACGCAGCTCGAAATAAGTTTGTCAGCGATACCTTTAATGAAGCACGCGCTATTCAATTTGCGGCAGAGCAGAGGGCTGAGGAGGAGGCGCGACGCAGTGAGCACTAAGATATAACAGATATGCCGCCCCTAGGGGCGGCTAATCAAAATACATGAATTTCTTTGGCGACAGAGAAACTACCGTTTTTGTTTTTTGTCAGTAGGAAGTAGCGTGAATCTTGAAGTGTTGCATCTTTAATTGCGTAACCTTGTTCAAGAATATAAACGTCTTGCTTGTCCTTTAACGTTGTTTTTCCCAAGAACGATAGGTAATAGATGCCGTTAACACTATCACTAAAGTTGTAACTTCCATCTGCTGTACCTGCGTATTTTATGCTCACATCTACGTCGTGAAGAGTCTTTCTATCTTTGATGGCGCTCTGTCTTTTCTTAATGTCATCATCGTTGATTGCATGATAAATGTTGGCGGGTAATTTACAAGGCAGCGAGTTAACATCAATGTCTGTCACCCCATTCTGCTTTTCATTTATGTCTTTCAGATTAATGGATTTAATTAATAAACAAGATGAAAGGTTGTATTTAAGGGTGTTGAATTCATTGCTGCTACTTGTCTTTTCAATCGGGGGGGCATACTTCAAATATGCATCATTAAACTCTGAGCAAGAGTGCACAAAAGTCTTTGAGCTATCTTTATTTTCAAAAAAGAACGATTGTGATAAGTCAGTGTCGTTGCTGAATATGTTTTGATTGATTTCACTTTCTGTAGGGATCTTAGCGAAGGTCAATGATGAAAATAAAATTAAGGGCGAGAGGTAGAGAGCGAGTTTCTTATCCATAGCCATAATGTTACCCAGATAAAAAGGTTGGTTAGTTCACTGCTCAGTCACCACTGACTGTAGTAGGGTGCTTTCGCTGAGTGATTATTTTTTGACAGTAATGTTATCTACCTCCTGACAAGAAAAATCAATATCTTGGTAAAGAGATTTTTACTTACTGAGTCCATTGGTTCTTATGCACCCTGGGCACGTTTCGTTGTCTGGTCGGCCTTCCATCCGTCACCACGTGCAGCCTTGTCTGCTTGGCGGCATGCTGTTTGCACCTACTCACAACGGAGCAAGCCGCTTATGGCTGACTATCATCACGGCGTGCGTGTCATCGAAATCAACGATGGCACCCGCGTAATCTCTACCGTTTCGACGGCCATCGTCGGCATGGTCTGCACCGGGGAAGATGCCGATGCCACACTGTTTCCCCTCAACACCCCGGTATTGATCACCGACGTGCTGGCTGCCAGTGGCAAAGCCGGTAAAAAAGGCACTCTGGCCGCGTCACTGCGCGCCATTGCCGAACAGGCCAAACCGGTTACGGTGGTGGTGCGTGTAGCCGAGGGCAAAGACGAAGCTGAAACCACCTCCAACATCATCGGTGGTGCGGATGAGAATGGCCGCTATACCGGCATGAAAGCGCTATTGGCCGCGCAAGCAGAATGCGGGGTTAAACCGCGTATCCTCGGCGTACCTGGATTGGATAACCAAGCGGTGGCGACAGCGCTTGCCAGCGTCTGCCAGCAGTTGCGCGCCTTTGGTTATATCAGCGCGTTCGGCTGTAAAACCGTGTCGGAGGCCATCAAGTACCGCGACAACTTCAGCCAGCGTGAGCTGATGCTGATCTGGCCGGAGTTCATCACCTGGAACACCACTGCTAACAGCAGCGACATTGCCACGGCCACCGCGCGTGCGCTCGGCCTGCGCGCCAAAATCGACACGGAAACCGGCTGGCATAAAACCCTGTCCAACGTCGGCGTCAATGGCGTGACCGGTATCAGCGCCTCGGTGTTCTGGGATTTGCAGTCACCGGGCACCGATGCTGATCTGCTCAATGAAGCCTGTGTCACCACGCTGATCCGCAAAGACGGTTTCAAGTTCTGGGGCTCCCGCACCTGTTCGGATGATCCGCTGTTCCTGTTTGAGAACTACACCCGCACCGCGCAGGTTATTGCCGACACCATGGCCGAGGCGCACCTGTGGGCCGTTGACCGCCCGGTCACACCCACGCTGATCCGCGACATGATCGACGGCATCAAGGCCAAATTCCGCGAACTGAAATCCGCCGGGCTGATTATCGACGGGGATTGCTGGTATGACGACAGCGCCAACGATAAAGAAACCCTCAAGGCCGGCAAGCTGTTTATCGATTACGACTATACCCCAGTGCCACCGCTGGAAGATTTAACCCTGCGCCAACGTATCACCGACAAGTATCTGGTGACGTTCGCCGCGTCCGTGAACCGCTAAGGAGTCGTTGCGTTATGGCACTGCCGAAAAAACTGAAGTACCTGAACCTGTTCAACGACGGTTACAGCTATATGGGCGTGGTGTCCTCGCTCACCTTGCCCAAGCTTACCCGCAAGCTGGAGAAGTATCGCGGCGGCGGCATGAACGGTGCCGCGTCTACCGATATGGGGCTGGACGATGACGCGCTAGCCTTGGAGTGGTCGATGGGCGGTCTGGATGAATTGGTGTTGCAACAGTGGGGCAGTGTCGATGCGGTGCCGCTGCGCTTTGCCGGTTCGTTCCAGCGTGACGATACCGGTGAGGTCTCCGCCGTGGAAGTGGTGTTGCGTGGGCGCCATAAGGAAATCGACTTTGGCGAGTACAAGCAAGGGGAAGACACCGAAACCAAGGTGGCGACCGAATGCACCTACTTCAAACTGACCATTGACGGTAAAGAGCTGATTGAAATCGACACCGTACATATGGTGGAGAAGGTTAACGGCGTTGATCGCCTGGCCGAGCACCGCAAAGCCATCGGCCTGTAATTCCTGCGCCAGTCTACCTGGCTGGCTGCCATCCCTGTTTATTGAGAGAACATCATGAAAGACGAAAAAGACGACAACCTGGTGACGCTGGAAAACCCGATCCAAC